GTTGGTATTTTAATCAAAATATTTCTAAAAATCAAAAAAATGTAATTTCTCGTTTAGACGAATATGGCTTTACTCATATTTTTTGGGACGAAAATGGTATGAGAGATACTAAAACATCCATACTATGGAAACCTGGTTTATATCAAATTATGGACGCTGTGAATTTAAATTTTATTTTAAGATCGAGAGGTGATATGACCATGTACTCACATAAAGAATTTGTGCATGACCCACATGTTGATTATTATTTTAAAAATATATCAGCAGTTTATTATGTCAATAATAGTGATGGTGATACAATTTTTTATAATCAAAGACAATTTAATAAAAATGAACCAATGCCAAAAAAATTAGAAATAACAAACAAAGTATCTCCTAAAGCAAATAGACTAGTATTTTTTGATGGAAATATTATACACACAGGTATGTCGCCAAATAAACATAAAAATAGAATTATAATAAATTCTAATTTTAAATTATAAGATAATAATTAATTTAAAGTAGTTCAAAAACATTGTAAGCTGTTTGACCCTGGTTCATAACATACTCTACCAACGTAATATTTAGTGGATTACCCTCAGCCATTATAGAAGTTGAGTCTAGTGATCTTAAATAAGTATCAAAATCTTTAACAGATGACCACATGGGTTTATTTACATTTCTTTTATCTACTAACCATTTGTCTGTGTGATTAAGATAATAATTAATATGTTTATTCAAATCATCTACATCTATAATTGGATCGGGAGTTATTGAATTCCAAACTACATTTGTTCCATCACAAGATACAAATTCTACTAATCCTTTTTTAAAATTTAAAAAATCTGTATCGTTAATTTGAACTAAACTCATGTGTTCATTATGAAAACTTTTATTTTCATTCAATATAGTTTCATTTTCAGCTATTCTATGAATTTCTGTAAATTTATCTTTATCAAAAATTAAATATGCCATTTCTTTAAACTCCTGTATTTTCGAAAATTGCTATTGAACCCGGATTTCCACCTGATCCAGGATTACCATTATTTTCTCTTGGGCTTTGACCACCGCCTCCGCCGCTATTTTCAAAATCATTAAAAATAGTTATATTAATTCCAGATATGAGATTTCCTTGCGGGCTGGAACCAGAGCCTGTGCTTCCAGTTGATCCAGGGTTATCTTGAGCACCGCCGCCGCCTCCGCCGCCGCCGTTAACTGATCCAACATCGGTTAAAGAGGTTGCTGACCCAGAACCTCCACCTGGTGCATTAGGAGCATTTGTGCCGCTACCGGCATTTCCACCGCCACCAATTGTAAACGATTTTGAAAAAGGTGCAGAAATTGGAAAACTAAATGCAGCGAAACCACCAGGTCCTCCCGGACCGCCATTCCCATTATTGTTAACTCCTGTTGAGCCACCGCCACCACCTGTTCCGCCTGACATGTAAGCTAAACCTGAGTTAGCACTATTGGAAGCAGTAAAAGTACCTGGTGAGTTAGTAATAGTAACTGGAACAAAACCGCCTGCGCCTGCTGATCCTGAAGAGGCAGCTGTAATTCTTCCTTGTGCGTCTACTGTAATTGACGCTGAAGTATATGATGCTGCAGTAACTGAAGTGTCCGCTAATTTATCTGCAGTAACAGCATCATTATTTATTTGAGTAGTACCGACTTCATTTGCATCAATTGCACCGTTATCAATTATTGTATTTCCATTTGAAATAATACCCATAATGTCTCCTTAAATTTTTTCCAACTTTAATTTAAATTTTTCATTAGATATATTATTAATAATAAATATATCATTTTTTCCTTCTTGTAAAGTCCAATTGCCTTTAGTTCCATCTACCATATTTCCTTTATTTTTAACTTGGTTAGATAAATGCAAGTCACCTGTATATATGTTTCTCCATACATTTCCAGATGCTCCTAGATCATAAGTATCGTTTGCACCAGGTAAGATATGACCTGAAGCTGTTATAGCACCCGAAGTAATTTCTGCTGTAGTAATATTACCTAAGTCAGCTGTAACATCTACAACATTAGTCCCATCCGAATACAATATTTTAAAACCTTTGTCTGTGGTTGCCCAAGTTGCACCTGATCCAGAACTAGTTTTAAATGTTACAGTATGTGCTCCTGTTGTAGCATTTTCAACTAAATAAGTTTTTTCTATTCCATCTGGAATTACTACATTTTTATTTCCAGAAATAGTTCCAGTTAATTTTAAAACTTGATTTTTACCATCAGATAAAACACCATTTGAAAAAGTTAAAGTAGCTGCTGCAGTAATTCCGAGTGAAGCATAACCACCAATTGCTTGTTCTAAAATAAGTAAATTTGTATTAGTGAATGTACCCCAAGTTCCAGAGTTTTCACCAGTTGCTTGTACTGTTAATTTTAAACTTGCTGATGTTGAATTTGCCATAATTTAAATTCCTTATTGTAATTAATTTACTAAAAAATTGAGTTTGTGTCAAACCCATTATGCAGCTCTCGTTGGTACTTCCTGCCAACCTGGTGGATCTATAGGTGCTGAACCTGTATTTACTTCGTTCCAGATCAAAGCATTAGCAGAATTTAGAGTCATAGTCAACTGTATTCCAGTCGGCGTAACATTAGCATTTGCAACAGTTGTAACACTTCCTAAATTTGCTGACATAGATATTGAAGTGACATCTGCAAAAGTTACAGCATCTAAGGTACCTGTTCCAAGAGCAGCGCTAAAACCTTCTCCAACTACTGTTACATCAGCTGATCCACTAACCACAGTTCCTGTGGCAACGGCCATACCAAATCCGATACCCGTAACTATTGCATCTGGAGAAGGATCTACCGTTCCTTCTGCAGCGGTCATTCCAATACCAGTTAATGTTAATTCAGAAGTTCCTGTTATTGCTAATGTTCCAACATTTGCAGACATTGAAATGCCTGTTGGTGTAACTGATTCCCATTCACCTGTAGCATCCCATTCAAACTGACCCCAGAAGTATCGTCCCCAACCTTCTAAGTTATAAGCTTCAAGAGTTCCTAGATTAGCACTAAAACCAATTCCTTGTAGCATTGCATCAGGACCAGCATCTGCTGTTCCTAAATTAGCTGACATAGCTATAGCTGTTGGTATTATTTCAAATGATATTTCTATTGACTCATCACCTTGTGATGCAGTCATTGCAATTCCAGTAGGAATTACATTTGCGTCTCCTGTAATACTTGCGATAGAGCCTAGATTAGCTGTTGCAGCTTCTCCAGTTGTTAATAAAGAACCTGTAATACCCCATGCGAAAGTATTCCACTGTTGTCTAGCCCAACCATTTAAGTTAAACGCATCAACAGTTCCAATATTAGCATTGAATCCAATACCAGTTGCCATAGCATCAGGTCCAGCGTCAGCTGTACCTAAATTTGTAGTGATTGGAATACCAGTAGGATCACCAGTAGTTGCAATTACAATTGACTCTTCTCCTTGAGAAGCAGTTATTGCAATTCCTGTAGGAATTACATTTGCATCTGCTTGAATAGTTTCATTACCTAAAGATGCGGACGCACCTATCCCGGTTACAGAAATGTTATTATTAACATCGTTCCATGAGTTACTACTCCACGTGCTTGCGCCCCAAGTACTGGCCATAGGAATTTACCTCCTATGTATTACCCAGAAATTCTTAGAATCGCTGCTGCTGTTGTGAAAGCCGGAAACTGTATCGTAAAAGTTCCTGATGTAGCTGTTTTATCTGCCCCAAAATCTAAAGCCGCAACAGCTGCATTAGTTGCAGTTGATGAAGTGTTATAGATTAAAGCTCCTCTAGCAGTTAACGTTACACCTGTGAAAGATCTATCAGCAAAATCTACAATCGCAACACCTGATGCGATTGAAGTATTGTTGCCGGTTAGTTTTCCGCCACCAGAAGTATACTGACCACTGTTAGCAACTTGATTACCTGTAGTAAAAGAAGTTGTAGCAGAGTTTAGAGTAGCTGAGGAAGTATAAAGAGCTATTTTAAAAACGTCACCACCCGAACTCGCGAACGAGTGATCACCGTCTAACAGTTGCTTTTTGAATGAGTTTGCAAGTGCTTGTGTAATCGCCATAGTTTTTTCCTTATTTATTTTCCACCGACTCGAGGAACACCACTTTGATATTCATCTCGTCTTCTTCTTCCCATTTGTTCTATCGAGAAGCCTTCAACAACTTGTTTATACCTTCCTTCGTATAATTGCAACAAATCATTTGGCCCTTTCAAGAAAGAAAATGCTTCAACTAAGCACGCATACAAAAGTCCGTTGGGAAATTGTTGACTTAGGTATGTAGTAGTATTTGTACTAGATAATCCAGTTGGTTTCAAGATATAATTTAGCTGAATAGTGAATGTAGCGTTTGGTGTTGGAGCTACTACTATTGTATTTTGATCCCAGTTACTGTAGTATTTTGGAACTCCTGTTGACTCTGCAGAATTAAATTCAGACATATAACTGGTGTCTCTGTATTCTAAAAACTCTCTATTATTTGCTTGACCCACTCCATCAGAATCAACAATTTGAGCAGATCTAATAACTAATAAATTATCTGGTGTATCAATAAATCTAGTTCCAGAAATTAACTGAGCAGTTACATATCTTCTATTATTATCAGAATCTACATCTCTAAGTATTCTAAACTCTGCATTTTCAATAAATCCATTTACAATAGTTGAAGTTAAAACATTTGCATCAACTTCTGTATAGTCTCTAATTTTTTGTACTAGTTCTGAATAAGTCATGGTGTTAACGTAACTGGTCCTGCAGTTACAAATGCTCCTCCAAATTTTCCTGTTACTGTAGGCGTTGATCCTAAAATAAATGTATAGTTGTTTGTATCTGTTACAGTTATACTAAATCCTGCAGTATTTTCAAATACTGTATATGCCAGGCCTCCAGGTGAACCATCTACATTTCTAAATACAACAGTATTTCCTGTTGTTCTTCCGTGATTTGGTTCGTTTACAGATATAGTTGTACTTCCTGAAGTGATATCAAATGGATCACTTGGTAATAAACTTTCTGTTGCTGGTTCAACTCGAGCAGGTCTTGCATTTCTTAAACCTTGTCCATCAGCTGTAGTTGGTTTTGGTTCTAACTGCGGATGCTTTGCTTCAAATTCTGAAACATGTACTCTTGATCCGTTCCATTCAATAACCATTTCTGAATATGGAAATGCTTGACCAGAACGATCAGATATAAATTGTGCGTATTTTCCTTTTGATAAATTAGACATTTGGATAATAAGTTTTTGGTGTTATAAAAGAACTTGAAGGTGAACCATCTTCTTCTAATGCTCTTTTAAATTCATCTTCGTATAATAATTTCATATTCTGTGTAAGTTGTGGATTTATTTTTTGTGAAAGATAATAAGCTAAACCTGAAACCATACAAGGTACAAATCTATATGGCACATCTGCTTCGTTAGTATAGTTACCGGCATCTTGTATTCTACTTACAAAATAGAAATTTAAAAAATTACCTGCTTCACTTGAACCAGGTGTTAAATATAAAGTAATTGTAACTTTATCTATAAATCTTTGAACGTAATATTGTGTAGGCACACCTGTTTGAGTTTTATTTGACAAACCTTGATATGCAGATCTATTTATTTTTGTAAGAGGAAAATCAACTGAAGAAGAATTTCTATACACAGCTTCTAATACATCATCCACACCATAAACTGCAGTTGCATCTGAAGTTCCATCAGTTGGTGATCTAAACATTGTATATTCAGATTTACCATTTACTAAAGTAATTGAATTATTTTTTACTTGCCAATAATGTAGACCTCTGTTTCCCCATTCTTGAAACATAATGTTTAAAGAACGTCTTGCAGATTTTAAATCATTTCCTGAATAATCAAAACGGCCTAATCTTTCATACGCTTCAGTAATAATATCATCAATACTGAACGTAGATTCAAAAGTCGTAGTTCCAGAGGTTGCCATTTATCCTCCTTTATCCGTCAAAATAAACAGTTACCGAATTACAATTTGCTTCAGAAAAAGTTATATATGCACCATCTTTAAAAACAATTCCGTCTTGTGGAATGTTTACTGTGCTAATATCTCCTGCTGTTCCTTGTGTTCTTAAAGTTAGTAACGATGTTCCAGTAACGCTCGCGTCTCTTACTTCTACACTTCCAATAGCTCCACCTGAACCTACGTTTGCTTGTCTAACTCTAGTTCTACCTTGAAAGATAGATCCAAATACGTCAGCTGTCATTCCTAATGATACGTTAGCTGCAGGTTGTGCACTAACTGTAGCAGAAGTTATTGTCAAAAACGCATTTGTAGTTCCAGCAGTTGTAGACGCTGATCCTGGTAAATTAATTACTTCAGTAGCGGCATCTCCTTTTTCATCTGTTCCAACAATTGTAACAGTTATCGTAGACTCATCTCCAAGAGTTGTTGCAGTAATTTTTCTTGCGGTATTAGTTCCGAAAGAAGAATTTGCTAAAGTAAACGTTGAAGTCGGTCTAGCAGCTACAGCAACATATGTATTGGAAGAAGCGTTGTCATCGATAAATATTTTCGATTTTACATCACCCATGTAACTCATAGTTTTTCTCCTATTAAAATTATGTGGGCCCGAAGGCCCACACTAATTATTTATTATGTTAACTCTGGTGTAGACTCACCAGGCTTACCTTGATCTTTTACATAGTAATAAATGATTCCAGTAATTGTTCCGCCTGTAGCTGCTGAAGAACCTTGACCACCAACGATTTTAATAATCTCTGTTGCTGGATTTCCAATGTCTCCAAGAGCTGCACCTGCTGTAGAGTCTCCTCCCCATACAGTTACAACCGCCCCTGCGTCTGCATTACCTTCATTTATTAAACCATCAACGTCTACAAAGTTTGTTCCGCCATCATTATCAGTGAAACCCATATCAATAGTTGGGTTAGTACCACCTGTTGCATCTCCGTTGAAAGAGATACCAGTGATTACTGCATTCTTTGGAAGAATAACTTTTCTTGTATCAGTTGCTGATACTTGCACATCAGTTCCTTGAGCTGCTGTAGGCAGAAAGTAAAATTGAGCCTGCAAAGCAACAGAACCTGCGTAAGTTGTTCTTGTTTGATCTCCACCGTTCGATCTAATGAAACTGGTGAAAGTTGTTTTATTTGCCATAATTGTATCCTCCTAATTACGTTTACACAGTCTTTAGGCCGTCGACTATACGCGTCTGTATAAACTTAAATGTATAGTAGATATTTTATATACTAGTTTTTAGTAGAGTGCAAGAGAGCGTGTAGTGTGGAGTGGATTTTTTCCAACGATGTAGCTTTTTATTAAGTAGCTACAGAAACTTGTGGAGCAATGGCATCAACTCTATTTTTAAGGTGGGCTTCTTTGGCCTCAGCCTTTTTAATATGTTGTACGATTCTACGAACTTCGTCGTCAATCCTTACCATATTGAGAGTATATCTACCCTCGTTAAGATGCTCTTGCTTCCATTTTAGGTCCAGACTCTCCTTCTTGTTGTAGAGATACTGGATGTGCGGTTGCATCGTCATTTATAACCTCCTCATAGGTTATTCTGTTCACCTCAGAACTATACATAGCTCCAAGATGTTCCCATTTTATAGCATTTTCTCCTAGTTTGTCAACTATCGCTTGCTCGAGGGAAATAGGGTCGTCTTTAGATTCGACTTTAAATTTTGCGTAATGGTCATATGCCCAAATATTTACTGTGAATTGTTTCATGATTAATTCTTTCTATTTTGCAAATGAGGCGAGATTGTGTCTCGCCTCATTCAAATTAATTATTATGCACCTGGTGATGCGAAAATACCTCTAAAGTCAGATACACCAAATGAGTATCTTTCTCTAGCTTTGTATCTCACGTTACCAGTATCGAAGTCGCCTTCCATAGCCGTTTTAATTGGGGCTCTGTCAAACATCTTCATACCGTTAGGCACGTCAGTAATGATGTAGAACGCATCCGGGTCAGTTAAGAAGTTATTAACTCTGTAACCTTGTGGAATCATACCCATAGATACGATTGCGTTAACATCGTTATCTGCTGTTGCTGTTCTTCCTTGAGATTTCATTAATCTCTCAGCTGTGAACTGTAACTCAGAAGGAATAATCATTTTAACACCTCTTGCAGCTACTTTAAGACCTCTCTCATCAGTAAATGCATTGATGTCAATTAATGACTGTTCTAATGAAGTTTCGTTCAAGTCAGCGGCTGTAGCTAATGTATTAGATACAGTACCAGAGATAGTTGGGTGGTTTGTTGCAAACAACGCCGAACCATCACCTGAAGTGAAAGAACCAAATCCATTGATTAAT